ATATCTTTACAAATGCGCGTGAAGCCTAGAGAGCGAGGCGCTCGGCTTCCAGCCGAGATCAGGACGCTGCGATGCGATCCACGCGCTCCACGACTTGAGGTTATATGGGACAACGAGGGCCAGCGCCGCTACCAACGCGGCTGAAACTACTGAGAGGCGAGAGTCGGCCCTCGCGTGTGAACTACGAGGAGCCGATCCCAACGGCGATGTATCTGCATATCCCAGAGGATCTCTCGTCAGAGGCACGAGAGGTCTGGAGCGCAGTCGTCCAGGCGATTCACCATACCGGCGTGCTGACCGCAGCGGATGTGGACACGCTTCGTATGTATTGCGAGACGGTTGTACGGTATCGAGCGGCAGAGAGTATGCTCACGAAAACTGGGCCACTCATCAAGGGTCGCAACGGAGAGTTCGTCAAGAACCCGCTGCACCAGATCGTCCGCGACAATGCGCTCCTGATGCGTTCTCTAGCACGGGAACTTGGCCTCACACCAGCCGCTCGTAGCGGATTGAGAGGAGACCTTGATGCCCAAGCGAACTCGGCAGGCGCGAAACTCGACGCTCTCATCTCGGCAGCCCGGCGCAACAAATAGCCAGGGCGCTCAGGTCTCGGCGTTCATTGAGAACTTCTGCCGACTCACTAAGGGCGATGACGCTGGAAAGCAGATCACCCTGCGACCGTGGCAGCGGGCACTACTAGACGATCTCTACACACTGGACTCAGATGGGCTGCGTAAACATCGCCGCGCGCTGATCGGACTTCCTCGGAAGAACGGTAAATCGCTGATTGGCGCAGGCATCGCGCTGTTCGGCCTCGTCGTGGACGAGGTTGGCGCCGAGGTCTATGCAGTCGCAGGAGACCGCGCTCAGGCTCGCATCGTTTTTCGCGAGGCGGCGCGGATGGTGGAACTAGATCCGATCCTCTCGCAGCGCCTACGCGTAATGCGCGATGTGATCGAGATGCCGTCTACCGGCTCCGTCTTTCGTGTGCTCTCCGCTGACGCCTCTCGCGCCGAGGGTCTGAATCCGAGCACCGTCGTCTTTGACGAGGTGCATATCCAGCCTGACGATCGGCTGTGGAACACGATGAACCTCGGTTCTGGTACGCGCAAGCAGCCGCTGATTGTCGGCATCACGACCGCTGGTAGCCGCACGGATAGCCACGGCCAAGACACCGTGTGCTACAAACTATGGCAGTACGGGATGAGGATCGAGGCGAAAGAGATCGCCGATCCGTCCTTCTTCTTCCGATGGCACGGCGCGCCAGAGGGCGCGGATCATCGTGATCCTGCGGTCTGGGCTGCAGCCAATCCAGCCTTCGGCGACTTCCTCCACCCGTCTGACTTTGAGTCGGCGGTTCTCTCTATCCCCGAGGCCGAGTTCCGCACGAAGCGCTTGAATCAGTGGGTGACCGCTGCGACGGGGTGGCTTCCAGGCGGCGCTTGGGATCGGCTCGCAGGCGAGCGCCAGATCCAAGATGGCGAGGATATCGTGATCGGGTTTGACGGTTCTTTCTCTGGCGACTGCACGGCGATGGTCGCCTGCACGATGGATGGCTTCATCCAACCGCTCGCCCTCTGGGAGCGCCCGCTAGACGATCCGCATTGGCAGGTGCCGATGGATGAGGTCGAGGCAAAGATGTACGATCTCTGCAAGCGCTATCAGGTGCGCGAGATCGCAGCCGACCCCTACCGGTGGCAGCGCACCCTGCAAAAGTGGGAAAGCGATGGCCTGCCGACGGTTCTATACCCTCAGAGTCCCGCCAGAATGGTGCCCGCCTGTGCCGCGTTCTACGAGGCGGTGATGCAGGAGACGCTCACGCATAGCGGCGACGCGGCGATGAGCCGGCACCTAGACAACTGCTCCGTGAAGGTTGACCGCTTCGGCCCTCGCATCGTGAAGGAGCATCGCGGCTCACCACGGAAGATTGACCTCGCCGTGTGTGCGGTGATGGCGTATGATCGTGCCCGATACCACGCACAGGCGCCAGCCGCGCCAAAAGCAGCGGAGTTTATAACCCTATGAAATCAACCATCCTAGAGTTGGCGGGTCTTGCCACGATCGCGATCGGACTAGCGCTCATCGAGCCGCTGAGCCTGATCGTCTTTGGCGGCATCGTGCTCGTCGCTCTCGGCTACAGCCGAGGAGATAAGCAGTGAGCATCCTTCGCCGCGTGTTCAATCCATCCGAGCAGAGGGCGCTGACACTTCAGAACCTCACTCCGCTCGCCTTTGACAAGGTGCCCTTCCTCGGCAATCGCGAGGTTGATCAAAAGGCTGCACTTGGCCTGACGGCGGCATACGCGAGCATCCGGCTTCTCGCCGATGTCGTGAGTAGTTTCCCTGTTGACGCCTATCGCCGAGACAATGGCATCCGCCGACCGTATCGCCCAGGCGGTGCAAAGCCGTCGTGGATGATCACGCCGATCCCAGACGAGCCGACATACACGATCAACCAGATGGTCAGCGAGACCGTTGTCAGTTTGTATACAGACGGCAACGCCTTCCTATACGCACCGCGCGATGAGCGAGGCGAGGTGCTCGAGGTGCGCGTCATTGACCCTCGCCGCGTGGAGATCTTCCGCGAAGGGCGCGAGGTCAAGTACCGCGTGCATCAGGGGCCAAATGAGCCGACGGCGGTATACGGGCAGGAGACCATCCTCCACATTCCGCTGATCGCGATGCCAGGCGAACTGCGCGGCATCAACCCGATCCATCAACTGCGCGTCACGCTCGCGCTCGGGCTGACGCTTGAGGACTATGCGAGCAACTTCTTCCGCACCGGCAGCACGCCGACAGGCATCATTGAGGTGCCTCACGACCTGACTAAAGAGCAGGGCGAGCAACTCAAGGCGGGCTGGGCGCGTCATCACAGCGGACAGAACATTCACACACCGGGCGTTCTCACAGGCGGAGCAACTTTCAAGGCATTGACCTTCCGACCTGAGGACGCCCAGTTGCTCTCCTCGCGACAGTTCACGACGGAGGAGATCGCCCGCGTATTCCGCATCCCACCGAATCTGTTGCAGGTCACCACGCCAGGTGCGATGTCGTACAACAGCGTAGAGCAGCAGAACCTCGCGTTCGTGCAATACACGCTGCGTCCACTCGTTGAGATGATCGAGCGCCCACTCAGTACGCTGATCCTCTTGCCAGACGCCTTCGTGCGTTTCTCAATGGATTCCATCCTGCGCGGCACGACGAAGGATCGGTACGACACTTACCGCGTCGGCCTGCAAGAAGGCTGGCTGAATGTAAACGACATTCGCAAGTTTGAGGACTTCAGCCCGATCGAGTCTGGCGATTCGTACCGTATGCCACTCAACGAGGCAGATGCTGAGACTGCGATGCTCTCCACAAAGGTGGATATCGTCGCGAAACTCGTGCAGGCAGGCTTCTCGCCAGAGGGCGCTGCGCGACTCGTGGGCATTAGTGTCGGACACACGGGCGCTGCGCCGGTCACCGTACAGCCGACAGGAGGTCAGGGATGACATTCCGCGCAGTAGAACTCACAGCGGGAACTGCCGCACTCGCTATCGCCACCGCAACGGCAAAGAATACGCACGAGTTGGTGTTTGATAACTCGTACAATCACGACCTCTATATCGGCGGATCTGCAGTCGCCGTCGGCAATGGCTTCGCGATTCCAAAAGGTGGAGTTGCGACCCTCAAGATCGCGAATGGCGATATCCTCTACGCCATCTCCGCACAGGCAACTGCGCCTTTTCATCTGTACGATTTTCAGGTTGATCCATAATGTCCATTGAGATCTTTGACATTGACGGCACGCTGACGACGAGTGGCGATACGCCACGCGAGGATCTGATCGCCTATCTCCGCAAAGACCGCGAGGAAGGCAATCGGATCATCATCGTATCTGGCCGTCCAATCGCACGCCTCGCCGAGACGGAGCGGTGGCTGCGTGAGAACGATGTGCCGTACTCGGAGATTCATCTCCAGGACTTCAACGATGAGTCCACGCCAAATGTCGTTGAGGCGTTCAAGGCGTTCAAGTATTCCAAACTGCTTGAGCAGTACGGCGACGAGATTGAGTATCTCGTGGACAACGATGCAGACGCTCGTGAGGCTGCTCGTGGGATGGGCATTGAGGCCTATACCGTCGCTGAGTACCTTGCCAAAGAAGCCGAGGAGTACGGCGAAGGCGAGGACGAGGAGGAGATTGAGGAGGAGCGCGCTCCGATCAACCCTGACGGCTATGAAGTCACAGGCGCGATGCAAGAGGAAGCGCAGCGCGGGCTGGATTGGCGCCGCGAATATAACCGAGGGGGCACACAGGTCGGCGTATCACGCGCTCGCGATATCGTGAACGGACGCCGCCTGCCATTTGATACCGTTCAGCGAATGGCGAGTTATTTCGCTCGTCACGAGGTGGACAAGCAAGGACAAGGATTCAGCGCCGGCGAAGATGGCTATCCATCCGCAGGGCGAATCGCGTGGGCGCTCTGGG